CCTGCACCAAAACTAGATATTAATAATAAATCGTTTTTATCTAATTTATTATCATTATACAATTCATCTAATAATATAGGTATAGATGCAGCAGAAGTATTTCCTATTCTATCAATATTATAAATAAATTTTTCTTTATTAACATTTAGTTTATTTGATATTTCTTCTATTATTCTAATATTTGCTTGATGTACTACAAAATATTTAATTTGATTTTTATTAATATTATTTGAAGATAAAAATTTTTCAATACCATCAGGAATAAAATTTGTAACAAAATTAAATACCTTAATTCCATCTAATGTTAGTTTATTATAATTATTATTAAATAGATTTATATCATTTATTGTTGTTTTTTCTGTTTTAGAATATATATTTAATATAGAATTATATTCACCATCAGTTTTTAATAAACTATCTAAAATACCATTATTTTTTACTAGACTTTTTTTTAAAATTACACAACCTGCACCATCTCCGAATAAAATATTACTTTTCCTATCATTCCAATTTACATATCTTGATAAACAATCTGCACCAATTACTAGTGCAACCTTATATTTTTTTTCATCTTTTAAAAAATTTTCAGCTGTTATCATACTAGTTATAAATCCATTACATGCATTTCTAATATCAAATGCAAATGCATTAGTTGCTCCAATTTTAAAAGCTATTTTACTAGCATCTCCAAATAAATCTTCTGGTGTAGATGAAGCTAAAATAAGTAAATCAATTTCTGTAGATTTTATATTTGCAGATTGTATAGCTTTTAAGGAAGATTTAATTATAATTTCTTCAAGTGTTTCATTTTCATCTAAAATAAATTTACTTTCTATTCCTGTTCTTTGTTTAATCCATTCATGATTTGTATCAACAATTTTTTCATAAAAATCATTTTTAATCTCTTTTGATGATAATTTATGTCCTAAACCTATTATTGTAATAGATGAGTTTGAATCGTTTACTTGATTAACTAATTTTGATTCATTTATTTCATTAACTAATTTTGATTCATTGATTTCATTAACTAATTTTGATTCATTGATTTCATTAACTAATTTTGAATTGGTACTTTTATTTTTGGTATCACATATTTCTAAAATATCATTTATAGTACAATTGTAATCAATAGTAATATTATAATTTTTATTTATAATATTTTGTAATTGTATAAATGTTAATGAATCAACACCAATATTTAATATTTTTTCATTGTTTTTAGTGGTAATATCAATATTTAACAAATTATTAATTTTTGTTAAAATTTCGTTTTTATTAGTATTTATTTCATTTTTATCGTTAATTATTGTGTTAGTAGTTTTATTATAATATTCACTAAAATATTTTTCTTCTAATTTTAAATAATTATCATCTTTTTCTTTAATATATTCTATTGGATTACCTTGATAAATACCTATTTTTGTTATTTTTCTGTTAACTAATGATAACGCACCAATACTTACTCCTGATGCAATAGAACAACCTGGTAAAATAACAGAATTACAACCAACTATAGCATGTTTTCCAATAATAATATCACCATTTGTTATGTTTGTACATAATTCATTAAAAGAACCCACACACGGATTAGTCATTGATTTACCAGAATAATCATCTGTTGATCCAAAAACGGATACTTTTGATGATAAACCAGAAAAATCTTCTAATTTTATAAGTGCATTACCTGAAATACTAACATTATTTGATAAATGTACAAAATCACCAAATATTATTCCTTTATTACTTGCTGAAATTATACAATTATCATCAATTCTACAATTATTTCCAATAGTAATATTTTTAGTATTATAGAATTTTGCATTTCTAGAAATTTTATTATTATCACCTATATTTTTAAAATTTAAATTTTTAAGTTCTTCTTCACTATAATAACCATTCATTTATATTTATAAATAACTTTTATTTTTTATATATATTTTTTATTTTAATTCACCTTCAACATCATGATAACATGTAAGTGCTGATATATAAATTGATGAATAATTTTTATTATTTATTAAAAAGTTTTTAATTTTATCTAATAATAATGAATCCGACGGTTCATCAATACCATTTTCACTTAAGGATGTGTCATAATAAAAAGGAATAATATCAATTCTAAAAGAAATAGATGAATGTATTGTTTTTTTTGAAATTGGTTGTCTATTATTTTCAAAGATTTCCACTGATTCATTAGGTAAATGAGAATCTAAATATGTTGATTGTGTATTTGCAAAAATACAATTTGGAAATTTATTATATATTTTAGCTAAATATAGTAAATGATTTGATGACCAATAATCATCATCATCAAGATGACAATAGTATTTATAATTTTTTTCTCTACAATATTTTAATCCCATATTAACACTAGTAGCACCAGCACATAACCAAAGTTTATCCTTATTTGTTATATAATCCCTTTCAACATTAGGATTATTAAGATATATTATTTTATTATTTTTTGGAAGTTTATAACTATATTCATTAACAAAATCTAATAATATTTGTTCAGGTTCAAATTTATCACCAACTAAAATTATGTCCCAATATTTATGTTCTTGATATATTATTGATTCAATAGCTCTTTTTAAATATGGTATAGTTTTACCATTATTTCTATTAAATGTAGGAATAACAATCGCAAATTTTATATTTGGTAAATCTTCAGTAACATTTGAAAAACATGTAATTGAATATGTAATAATATAATATATTCCAATAAAAATAAATAAAAACAATATTAATTTAATCATTATAATTATTTAGATTTAATATTTTATCATATATAATATAGTAATAAAATGCTGTTAATATATTTATTTATATTTTTAGTTATACTTGTTTATTTTATTAATGTAGATGAAAACTATGAAAATACTAATGAAAGTGAAAATAAAAAAAAATTACAAAGTCTAATTGAAAATTCTGATTCAAATGAAATAGTAAAAAATATTAGTGAAAATATGTATGGTTCAACTATGCATCATCATTATCATATATTATATGATATAAGAACATTATTGGGTCCTAATAAAAAAATATATACAGAAATAGGATCTTTTAATGGAGGATCTTTATCTTTAATGTTATCACATAATTATGAAACAGAAATGAATTGTATTGATCCTTTACATTTAGAAAGAACTTCACGTACAATAATAGAAAAAAATATAGATAAATATAATAAAAATAATTATCAAGTTAATATACACCAAAATTTTTCAACAGATGAATCATTATTAAATAAATTAAATGAAACTAATTTTAAAACAGATATATTATTTATTGATGGTGATCATAGTTATGATGGTGTAATAAAAGATTATAATAATTTTGAAAAATTTGTGAATCCAGGTGGATGGATTATTTTTGATGATTATGAAGATTACGAACATAGTCCTGATGTTAAAATAGCAGTAAATGATATAATTAAATCAATAGACCTAAATAAATTTGAAGTAATTGGAAATTTAGATAATATTAAAAATGCAAAAGATATATACTCTCTTAAAAAATCAAATGAATTTATTTTAGTAAAAAAATACTAAGACTTTTAATAATTATTTAACTCTGATATAATACTAATATACTTATCAATTATATAATTATTAACATCATAATTTAATGGTAAACAAATAATTCTATTAAAAATATCAACCGACATTTTACAGTTATGATCTAATGGATAATAATATTTTTTAGCTTCAATATTATTTTCAATAAATTTATTTATATTAACTTCTTTATTAAAAATTATAGGTATAGTTGCTAATAATGAATCTTTGTAATTAGAAAATGATTTATATAATGAAATTTTATTTTCTAAATTTTTTTCTCTAATTTTTTCAATAAAATAACTAATTATTTTTTTATGATGTTCATATATTTTTTCAAAATTATTTAAATAATCATCAATAAAAATTGCGGATATTTCAGACATTTTATAATTTGATGCATTTTTATCAAATAATAATCTATCATTTGGAGAAAATCCAAAACATATTGATTTTTCCATAGATTCTAAATATTTATTATCAAAAATAATAAAACCACCTTCACCAAAACCAATTGGTTTAGTATGATGTAAAGAAACCATACAACCATTACCATAATTTAAATGGTTTTTATCTTTATATATTGTATATGATGCTGCTGCATTATCAAATAATAAACGTTTATTATTGTTTTTACAAAAGTTTTCATATAGTTCAATATTTGTAGAACATCCAAAACAATTTGTTATTAAAATACCATCATAATCATTAATATGTTCATATAATTTATCAATATTTGGTCCCATGTTTTCATCAATATCTAATATTAAACTATTCTTTAATGGTCCTTGACAACTACATGGAAAAGTAAATGATTGTACTGCCCATTTTAATTGTTTATTATAATAAATATTTAAGCCTCCTATTAAAGCATTTATTCCCATAGCACCATTACATGTTAATAATACTGATTTAGTATCGTCAATATTAAAAATTTTATGTATTTTTTTATTAAGTTGAACTACGTTTTTCCCATTATTTGTAAAGTGTTTTGTTTCGATACAATCATTGATTTTGATATTTATTTTTTGTATATTAAGATTTTTTGTATTAACCCAAGATATTTTTTCCATATAATTAAAACGAGAAAAAAAATGAATAAATAAATAATAAAAATCTATTTGTATATATTATGGTTTATGTAGGTAGAATGTATGCTTCTTGGGATGATTATAATGATAGCAATTTAGTGGATTGTTGTTCTTTATCAAAAATAAATATAGAAAAGGATAAAAGAACAAATAAACAAAAATATACAATAACTAATACAATATCAGACAACCGAATAAACAACAGATCAGACAAAATTATAGATACCAGATCAGACAACCTAATGAATACCAGATCAGAAAACCTAATGAATACCAGATCAGACAACCTAATGAATACCAGATCAGACAAAATTATAAATACCAGATCAGACAAAATTATAAATACCAGATCAGACAAAATTATAAATACTACTTCGTTGAAAACATATACTGGATTAAATAGTAAAAAAAATTATCCAAATATAAAAAAATTGAATTTAGAAAATAATAATGTTAATGTAATATATTATGGATGTTCAAATCGAAGAAGTAAAAATGATTTTGAAAAGTGCAGATATAAAAATAAAAGAAAAGATTGATACAAATGATGTAAATAATTTAATTTTATCTTATGAATATAATAAACCAATACCAATAATATATTACACTAAAAATTTAACTGAAATAAAAAATACTAAAATAAAATGTAATCAATGTACAAGAATAGGACAATATAAATTTGAAAATAATATTTTTTGTTGGATTCACTCACATAAATTAAATAACTAATTTTTTTAAAAAAATTGAAAAACTAACAAATTCATTCAATATATCAAATGTATGAAAAAATCAAAAGAGATTAGTGAGATTAATAATGAATTATTTACATCGTTAGAAAATGTGGAAGAAAATTTGAATATTGTACGAGACCAAATAAGTGAATATTATAAAAAAATCAAAAAAGAATATTCAAAAATATTAATTGAAGAGAAGTATGAACTATTAAATAAAATAGCAGAAGGAGAAAAAATAGATATTAATATTTTAAAAAGCAAATATCTAAAACCAAAAGAATTATTAAATCTAAATGAATCATTAAATAAAATAGAAAATATAGATAGTGAAGAATTATTAGATCGCTTAGAAGTAAATGGAATTATATATTATTATGAAAATAAAGAGAAAGGAAAAGTATATGATACAGAATATAAAGAGGTAGGTATATATAAAAATAAATCAATAATTTTAAATTAAGAGTTAATTAGTTCAATTAATCTTAGAGTTGTTTTTTTACTCCAAGATTTATTTTCATCTAAAAATATTCTTAATATTTTTTTATCATAATTACCATAAAATTGATCAAACATATTTTTAATATTACTATAACCACCAATAAGTTGTGTACCATTAGAATTATATTTTTTTAAATATATTTGTGGAAAAGTTTTAATTTGTTCTGTTTTATAAATTTCTTTATTATTTTGTTCAACAAAAGTAAATTCTTTTTTAATATTATTATAAGAATTAAGTAATGAAAATGCAGCTTCACTATATGGGCAATTTTTTAAAATAACACAATATAAATAATACTCACTTGACATTATTATTAATTATATTTTATTTAAAATATAAAGATAAATTTCTATTTTAATCTTAATAGTATTATGAACGGAGGATTAATTCAATTAATAACTACAGGAATAGCAGATGCTCCATTAACATATAGACCAGAAATAACATTTTTTAAAATAGTATATAAACAATGTACAAATTTTGCGATTATACAAAATATAAAAAATTTAGGTAATAAAAATTTTAATACTGTAAATTCTTACAAAATTGAAAATTATGGTGATTTATTAAAATCGGTGTATTATGTATTAAAAATTCCTAAATTTAATATTATAGAAAATATTAATGAAAATAAAATAATTAATGAATATTATAATATTAATCAATTAGAAATATTATATAGTGACAAAGAAAGTTTTATTTTTAATTTAAATAATGAATATTTAATTTTACCCAATTATTTTTTAAAATTATTTAACATTGAAACAAATAAGATTTTATTAGATTCAAATTTAGTAATAAAAAATTTATTACCAGAAATAATAAAAATTTCAGATTTACCATTAGGATTTAATATTTTAGAACTAACTAACAATAAGAAAAATCCTATAATTACAGAAATAAATAAATTAATGAACTGGTTTGAATTATATTTAAGTAATAAAATGTTTGATTCAAATGATTTCCAATTATGTAATCAACTTATTACTCAATATTCATATACAAATAGTTTAAATAATAAAATCATTGATTATTTATATACAAGCTATAATTATTTTAATAATTTAAGAAGTAATAAAACATATTATAATCTATATGAAGTACAACAATATTTGGAATATGTAAATAATGATATTAAATTTATAACACAATCAAATTATGATATGGATGTAATATACAATTATTGTATACAAAACAATATTATTAATTATTTAGAATATCAATTAAATGGATTATTATATGATGCATTATTTATATTTAATATAATAGAACAACTATACTCAAATAATTTTACATATTTTACTTTTTTTAAAAAGTATTTATTACAAACTAATAATGTACCAAATACAGATTACGTTGTAAATTTTAATAACTCTTACAATGAATGGTCAAATTATTTGAATAATAATATTAATCCACTAATAATTAATTCAAAACTACAAATATTTGATATATATAAAAGACAATATTCTATAACACAAAATAAAATTAATTTATTATTTAATACTCTAATAATTAAAGATCCTAAAATATTATATATTATACTAAGTACATTTATAAATAAATATGATGAAACAAAAACACAAGTTAATTTTGATGATTATAATCAAACAGCTAGTGTTTTAACACTATTGAATGATAGTATAAATGGACAAGTAAATAATTATCCATCATTAATTAGATTAAATTCAACAATTCAAAATACAATTAATATATCTAAAACAACAATAATTTATCCCGTAGATTTGATGTTAATATATCCATATTTAGCATATAAATTAGTTGAAAAAATAGTTAATTTGTCATATTTTAATGATAATATTTTTTTAATTTATTGGAGAAATAAAATAAATAATTTTTATTTTTTAAATTATTTACAAAATATAACAAACAATGAAGCAAATAGTGAGTTAAATGATTCAATAGAATTAGAAAGAAGATTAACATTTTATGTAAATTTATGTTCAAATAAAATAATGTTTTTAAAACAAATAAAAAAATATTTTCTAGAATTATTCTATTCAACAAGTTTTTTTGGAGTCATAAATATGTTAGATACAGAATTTACAAATTTAAAAAATTTAATAAATAATATTGAATTTACAAATTTTAATGTAAATAATCAACCAATTAGTTTAAATAATAATTTAATAAAAAATTATACCAATTTTAAAATTGAAACAACATATGATATATCAGATTTTAGTTTATTAAATAATACTATAACAATTAATAATTGGTATAATAATAATAAATATAATTCTGAATACAGTATAGTGAATAAAACAACAAATTTAATTTATAATGTTAGTAAATTTATATTAAATGATACAATATTAACATTATATTTTGATAATATAATAGATTTAAATAATCAATCAAATTTTACTTTATTAGAGACACATCAAATTGATGTACCCATTGTAAATTTTGTGTCATCAACCCAAACAAATTATAATAATGTAGTTTTGATTAATTTATACAATGTTGTGAATAATAATATTTTAAATGATAATATTGTTGATGAATTTAGATTTAATATTTCAAATTTTAATTTTACAACTACAAATATTATAACAAATTATTTTAATTATCTTAAAGTATTAACAATAAAAACAGATAAATATACATATCATTATTTGGTTGAAGTAGAAAATGATCAAAATGATTATAAAATAACTTCAAATTATGATCAAGTATTTATCAAAGATACTATTATAGAAATAAATTTAGAATTAATTAATTTAATTTATACTGATATTGGATCAATAGATTCAAATACAATAGATAATAAAATATTCCCAGTACCAATAAGTCAAAATTGGAATTATGATCCTACCAGAACATATTGGTTAGTAATAAATAATGATTACCATTTATTGAAATATGATAATGGAAATTTTGTTGTATTTGATAATTTAATTAGTGGTTTATATGTAATTAGAGAAATTGATAATAGTTATATACCATCAATATTTAATTATTGTAATTTTTATATGAATTCATTAAAGGTATCTGATTTATTTGATTTTTTTATTCAATCTACATTTATTTTATTAGGAAAAACTGATGTAAATAGTATAACACAAAAACCATATATATATGTTTATAATTTACCATTTAATACTAATAAAACAACTAAATACTATATAAATAATTATCAAGTAAATTTATTAGTACCTCTAAATACAAATCAATTTTTTAGTAAAAAAATAAGTCCAATTTTTAATTATGAAATTATTAAAACTAATAATAATATTGGTTTTATAGATTCTATGATTAATTTATTTGATATACAATTTAGTGATCCTGATTATATCAATATAATTAATGTTATTGAACAAGCGCAAAATGAAATATTAAATTTAAATTTATCTATATTAAATGATGTTAATATTTATGGTAAAACATCTATAGAAATAATTGATAATACAAAAAAAATAAATGAATTTGATTTAACAATTTTTAATAATGATGATTATAATAAATTTAGTAAATTATGTATTGATATTTATGGTAATAATTCATCAGTAATTAGTAATGGAATAATACAAAACATATCATATAATATTTTAAGTATACCAAATATATTATATAAGGGATCTAGTAAAGTAAGTTCAAGTCTATCAAATTATTTAAATGCAATACAAAATTATTATCAAGAACAATTAACATATGTTAATGATAACACTGATTATCTTTTATTAACAAATAAAAATGAATATAAACAATCATATAACAATATACCTGATTTTAATAATACAATTCAAAATACATTTTTTAGTTGTGATAATTATACATATACAACATTATTTCCAATTAATAATGAAAATATCAGTTCAATTTATTTTAATGATATAGCATTTGATATTTCAAATACATCAATAAATACATATTCATTTAAAAGTAATTTAATGAATGGTATTATAAATTATGATAAAAATGTCAATGTTGAATTAATTGAATTAAATAATGATAATATTAATTTGGATAAATTTAATTTTATTGGTGATATTTATTTAGATTCTAAAACAATAATAAATTTTAATAATATAATCGATACATCAGGATATAATTACATATTATTTGATAATAAAAAAATATATGAAATAAATAATTATCCACCTATTTTGATTAATCAAAATAATAAATTCGGATATTTGTATAATTTAGTTAAAACAAATTTATTTGAAAATTTTATTTTTGTTGGTGAAACATTATATTATTATAAAATACAGGTTATTTTAAATAATCAATCTATTGGAGATTTAGGAAATGTATTATACAATAATAATAAAATTTACTATTTTGAAATTTTTGATTATATAAATAATATTATAGAAATCATATCAACTAATATTTTTGATTTTACACTAAATAGTTTTTTAGTTGGAACAATCAGTCCTAATAATTTAAATGATATTTTGTATTATAATTTTAATAATATTTCTTCATATAATTTTTTATCTATTGATAGTAATAAAATTTTAGAAACATATATTTTTACACATTATACTTCAAATAATATTTTAGGTAATAATTTTCTAATAGATAATTATTATCAACCAATAATAAAAAAAATAAATAATTATACATTTATAAATATTAAAACAAAAAATAATACATCAATTGAATTTTATAATCATACATTAAAAAAAATTCCACCTTTTAAAATAGACATTAATAATTTTATTATATCAACAACTAATCAAGAGACATTTAATAAATATAAAGATACAAGCTATATAAAACTAGATAAATATATACTTAAACCAAATCAATTAGTTAATAATATATTAAATGAAAATAATTATTCGTTATCAATACTACCAAATTTAGACTTAAAATTGATTGAAATAAATGTAACTGGTAATTTAAATATTGTTGGTAATAATATAATTATAAATTTTGATGATACAATAAATCTATATTCTAATTCATATTATTTGATAAATAATAGGTTTATTTATTTAAATAATATAGGTTCTGAAGTTTTAATAAATGAAACTAATACAAAATATTATGTTAGTGGTGACTTTTTAGTAATTTATTTATTGAATGATGATTATATAAATAAAAATTTACCAATGATATCAGAATATAAAAATATAGATTTACAAGATAATTTTTTAGAAAATAAATTATATGGTACTATTAACGTTATAAAAGATAATTATGTAATAAATTCAATAATTGATAAAAGAAATATACTTATTTATGATTATACTAATGTAAATATTGATTTATTGGGTAAAAATGAATATAAAGTTGAACTTGTTTTTAAGAATGATACAAAAAAATTTATTAGACCAATAATATTAAAGAATAATACACAAAATATTAATGTTCCTGTAGCATCATTTAAATTTACATTTGGTACTACAATTTACTATGATTCATTAATAGTATTAGATCATATTCCAGAAATAAACGAAAATTTTTCAACAATTGAATTTTCATTTAATGTACCAATAACAAGTTTAGAATCACTAAATTCATCAATTAATATTTATTCAAATACAACATTTAGCATTAATTCATTAAGTTTTAATAATATAGAAAATTTAAGTTTTAATAATTATTATTTATTTAAATTATTGTTAAATGGGATTTATCCAATATATTTTTGGCTTTATATTTCAAAAAGTAAATTTATATATACAGTAACTAATATATCAGAACCAGTTTATTTAAAAAATATTCAAAATAATATTATCATTAATGTTTTATCAAATATAATATTATTAGGGTCAATACCAAATATAACAACAAAATCAAATGATAAAATAATTTTATCAAATATATTTTTCAATGATTATAATAGAACTATACAATCTCAATATTATATAACAAATTTTTATAAAGATGAAACATATAATATGAAGATTTTAGATTATAACTTTGATAGATCAGTAAAAATTTTGCCAAAATTAAACCTAATTGAAAGAAGATTTATTCAAAGTTTTAATAATAGTTTTATATATTTAGATTCTAATATAATAAAAATAATAAATAGTGCAGTATTTATAATTATTTATAATGATAATAATTATTTTTTAATAAACAATGTTATAACAAATAGCGAAGGATTATATTTAAATATTTATAATCAATCAAACATAAATACAGAAAAAGATATTATAATATATTATTCACTAAATGAAATACATTACAATAAAAATAATATTGTTATATACAAAGATAAACAATTAAATTATAAAATAATCAATTATGAATTTAATGACTTAAAAATGAATGAAATAATTATTATTGATAATAATTTATTTTTAGTTTTAGGTTTAGATACTTATAATAATATTTATGATTTACAATTATTAAGTTTAGATTATAATGAAATTAAAAAAAATATATCTGGTTATTATTCATTAGGAATAATTGATCATTTAGATGAATTTATTATAGATGAAGACAAAGATGAACCTTTAATATATAATATTGATTCAAATAAACTTTTAAAAGGTGATTATTTTTTAAAAAATGGGATGTTATATATTTTAAGTGATAATATTTTACAATCTGATATTTTTTGTTTTAAACATAAGGGAACATATTATGAATTAATTTGTATAAATAATCGATATTATTACTATAATAATTTTAATTTACTGAAAATTTTAGATAATTTATATTTTAATAATAGTTTATATAAAATAAAGTTTATAAAAAATCATGAAATAATATTTTATGATAATCCAAATTTAAATGATGGATTTTATAATTTTTACTATCCTATTCAACCATTTCCTTTATGTAATATTACTATAAATAGCAATGGTTTTATTACTAATAAAAATTTCTTAAATACTGATTTAATTGAAGTTGATTATAATTTTTATTATGTTAATAATCAAGAAATAATAAATTTACCTGATATATATTATAACAAAACATTAATTGTAAGATATTATAGTTTTAATAATAATAAAATTTTTTTTAGCAATGATATATATCCTAAAAATTCAAATATAACAAATGACATTGTTGTAAAAGTTGATTCAACTATAATAAATTCAAAAAGTTTAATATTAAATTTAGATTTTATTATTCAAGACTATTTTTATTATTTACAACCTATAAAAATTAATTCAACCATTAATTATGTAAAAACATTATCATATCGTGATACAACAATATTTCTTGAAGTTATTAATGATATTAAAATACTAGGAAATTGTGTTGTAAAATTTACACCTTTAATTATTTATTTACAAAATACATATTCAATATTAAATGTTCAAAATTATCAATTACCTGTTTATCAAGATACAATAAAAAAATTTAAATATATAATAAATAATTCAAAGTTAACAAATATCATAATAAATAATAATGATATTGTTGATACAAATTTTGTTAATAATTATATTCCAGAAGATGAACATCAACTTGAATTAGAGTCATATCACTTATTATTAGAAATAACAGTGAAAAATGAATTTATTACACACTTTGTTCAAATTATATATCCGAATAAATTAAAATTATATACAAATATTATGTATGAATCATCAACATTTTATTTAGATAAGATATATCCAATTATTATTGATTTTGTTAATTTTAATTATTATTTTACTTCAATAAATTATTTTAAAGTTACAGAAATGTTAGATACAAATAAAAATGAAATATTAATTTGGCATAAATATGATATTACAACATTTGGTTCACCAATTAATGTAAATGATAAATTTAAAATTGAAATAATTAATGGTGCACAATTTATTGGTAAAAATATTTATTTAATAGAAAAAATTAGTGATCCACTAAATGTTGTTTTTGAAAATAATAAATATTATTTAGTAAGTAATAATTATTTAGGTAATAATATAAAAACAATATATTTATATGATCTTAATTATATAAAAACATATGTATTAAATAATACAAAATGGTTATCTGAATATAATAACCATAAAGATACACAAATATTAGATTTATTTAATTTTAATAATAATAATCTATTTACAGAAAAAATAATAATTCCAGTTATTGTTTCTTTAATAAATATAGGTGATTACTATAAATATGAAATAAAATCAACTAATGGTGATATTTTAATTTTAGATTCAAATAATACATATTATATTGATAATTTATATTTGAAAATAGAACAAACTTATGTATATAATAATCAATCACTAATATTTACAAAATCAGAAATATCAAATTTAAATACTCAATTATTTATACTAAATGAAATAAATATAGATAATTTTGATAAAATTAGATTAAGTAAAACAATTCCCGAAATTATAAACAAAATAAAAACCGAAACAAATATAACACCATCAATAATTTTTAATTCAATAAAAACATGGTCATACTGGTCAATTTTATCTTTTTATGAAAATACAAAAATACAAAGTTTATTAAATAAGGGGAAAATAATTTATATACTTAATAATTTTCAAAAAGATACATCTGATATTTATTTTACAAATGATGAATTAGCATATCTTAAAAACTTGTTAATTTATATAAATACAAATATTAGTGAATATAATAAATTACAAATACAAAAAGATATTTTTATTGATTTAATTTATGAATTAAAATTTTGGCTTAATGATTATTCTTTTTGGGATAATGTCAAAGATTCTATAAATTTATTTTTGAAAGATTATAATTATAATAATGTTTATTTTAATGGTAATTGTTTAGTATTTACTGATGAAGATGAAACAGACCCAACTAAAAATTTAAATAGTAATGGTATTAATGCAATAAGCAGAAAATATGTATTAAATAATCAATATATTCTGGAAAATAAATTCACAATATCAAGAGATATGTCATTAATTACAAATGAAGTTTATAATTTTGCAAATAATATTCAAAATAACAGTTATTATGGAATAGAAATTAATAATCTATTTAAATTTTTATCAGATCAAGGAGAAAATTATAAAAAGTTTATTTCTGATGTAAATTTTGTTGATGATAATTATTATTCATATTTTAGTGTTGATAAATTAGTGATAAATAATATTTGGTTAAATTATAAATCACAATTAAAAAAAATTAATCAAGAATTTAACAAGTTATTGGAAATTAAAAATAATACATTTATAAGTTATACAAATAATAATAATTTAAATAAATATTATGTTTTTAATGATGACTTTACAATGAAAATAACTTCAGACTTACCAACAAATGAATTTTTTTTATATAAAACAAATTATTATACAAATAACTTATACTTAATAAATGAACCTAATTATATCATAAAATCAAATAATATTTTTCCTTATTATATTTCATATTCTGATGATATCATTTTACCAGATGTAATTTATAATATTAACTTTATTAATGATTCAGTTACACAAATACTAAATTATGATTCTTACTCATCTGAAATTGATTTTTATTTATTAAATAATTATAACCCAAATATTAACTTTACATTAATTGGTTTAACAACATATTTAGTAACAAGTAATTTATTAGGAAAAGTTTACGAAGTAACATTACAATCTAGTAATATATTATTTTCAAATGTATTTAATGTTAATTATAAAAATAATAATGTTAAGATGTATTTATCAAAAACAAATAAAATAAATATAATTTCACCAGTCATTGTAAATTCAAATAATATTGTAGAAATTTCTTATATAATTGGTATAAAAGAACAAACACAAACAAATATAATTTTTTATAATAATAATTTTAGTTTTATTCCAGATATTACATATGTAAGATATGAATCACAATTAATACCATTATATTATGATGCAACAGGATATTATTTAGGGAAAAATATAATGATAACATATGAAAGTATTGAAATAGTTAATCTGATTAATATATTAACAGTAATAGATACAAACAAATATACTTATGAATTAATACTAAGCAAACCATTTACATATTATAATGAATATATTAATGATCCAGATGGTTTATTACCAGCTAATTTTAAATTAAATAATAAATTATATCCATTAGAAATTCAAATTAATAACAATTATAATTTTTATGTATCAATAAATGTTCAATATACAATTGATAATATAACACATTATATTAATATTGGTGAAACAATACCTAATCAAATTTTAAGTATAACAAAAAAAAATATTTTTTTATATGAAACAAATATTAATATTAATGTAATAGAAAATTCTCATATTTATTTATATGATGATATAAATCAATACTTAGGTAATACAGATAATTTAGATTTAACATTATTAAAATTTACATTAGATATTAATTTTACAAATACTGAATTAAAAAATAAAAATTTACGGAATGACAATATTTGGTTAATTAGTGAGTATTCATATAATCCAAATACAAAAATACTTGTTTTTGATTATCCTTATTTACTTGATTTTAAAAATAATATTAATTATCAATATTTTATTGATAGTAATTTGATAAATACATTAACAATACAAATAGGAAATTCAAAAATCACAATAGAATTAACATTTGATTTAAACTATGATATATCTTTTAATTTTATACAAAAACAATTTATTAATACAAATATTTATAAAAAGGATATAAATGAATTATATGAAATAAAATTATTAGATGAGTATGATTTATCACATTATAATAAATTTTATTTGCAAAGTTATAATAAATATGGTGAATCAGTAGGTAAATATTTATATAAAATAGAGTTGGAAAAAGAAATTGATATCAACGATTTATTAAATGATTTATTATTAGTTGATACAAATGAATATAGTGTAAAACTATTTTATTACATTGATAATAAAGAAATAATTATAGGATGTGATATATTATTAGATTTAGTAACTAACTATTTTTTAATCTTAAAAAAAAATATAATTGTAAGAATTATAAATATTTTATTTGAACAAGAAAATTTACAAAATTTAATATTTTATACTCAACCCGATACAAAAACAATAAATTTATTTTGTAATGAAAATGTCAATGAATACAATTTTACCAATCAAATACTATATGCAAGATATTATATTTCTGGATTAAATGATGGAATTAAATTAGTTAATGTAATTGATAATAGAAATATAGTAAGATCAAATTTGATGAAAATTACATTAGAAAAACAAATAATTAAAAATACAAAAATAATAAAACCTCAATTAAAATTGCCAAGTTATTGGATAAAAAAAACTGATTTTTGTATAAATGATCAAATAATTGAAACACTTAATAGTGATACAATGAATATAACATATAATTTATATATGACAGCTGAAAAGAAAAAACAAACGGAAAAAATTGTTAAAATAAAAGAAACATCAGAATATTGGATGGGTATACTACCTTTAGATTTTTTTTTTACTCATTCATCAACTTTATCATTACCATTATTATCTTTACCATATGTTGATTTATTATTAAAATATCAAATAGAAAATTTAAATAATATTATATTAAACGATATGACTAATTGTACTTTATCAACAATACCTCAAATCAAAGTAGAACTAAATATTGATTCAATTATTCTTGATACAACAGAAAGAGAATTATTTGGTTCAACACAACACGAATATTTAATTGAAAGATATAAAATTTATCCAGTTAACTTAGTATTTAATACTAATCAGTTAGTATCAATTAAATTATTTAATCTTGTTAAAGATATTATCTTTATTACACAACCAATTTATCATTTAAATGATACATCATATAAAAAAGTAAATTATGTTAAAGATTATTATAATAATGATTATTATATAACTAGTACTTTATATGATAAATGGAAAGTAACAAGAGTTTTTACTGATGAAATTCCAACAACTTATATTGATAGTTTTTTAATAATAGAAGCAATAGATAATGAAATAATTATAGGAACTTCAACTAGAATAACAAATATACAGTTAAATGATTATTTAAATAAATTTGAACTTAGATTTGAATTATATTTGATGGATAAATATTTAAAAAATAATGAATTAAATACACAATTATACAGACTTACACTATATTTTAATAAATTATATAAAAATCAAAAAGTTAGTACAGATATAAGTCCTATAATAGAAATGAAACTTAAAAATAATGGAGATGATTTCTTTTCAAAAAAACATTATAATTATTTTAATTCAGTTATACCATATGATAAATTTAAATCTTCACCAAACATTGGATACTATGCATATTCATTTTCATTAAATCCAACAGAATTACAACATAGTGGTCATTTAAATTTTAACTTTTTAGATAATGTACAAGTTGAAATTGATAGTAATGATTTAGTTTTATCAGAACCCTATAATTTAAAAGTAATTGTAAAAGAATATCAAATTATTAGAATTATGAGTGGTATAGGATCACTTGCATGGTTAAATTAAAAAAAAATATAGTTTATATTATATATGAATATTTGTAAATATGATATATATTTTATAATTTTTACAATTTTAATGTTATATGTATTATATAAAATTGAATTTTGTAATAAAGAAAAATTTCAATCAACAACATCTGGTTATCAAGCGGATGTTGAAGCCATAAGAAATTTATCTAGTATTGCTACTCAGTTAACATCTAATAATACATTAACAATGCCAGGTGCACTTAATGTTACTAACAGTTTATCGGCAAATGATAATATAAGCGTAAAAAATAAAACAAATGAAGGTGGACGTATACGTATATTAAATTCACTAAAAGATGGTAAAAAAGACCAAACAAATGATTGGTCTATATGGAATATGACTGGTGGATATGGTAATAAATTATCTTTTTGGAGATATAATGGTGATGGTACTAATGCAGGTTCACTGATGGATTTAAATGATAACGGTACTGTTACAATTAGTGGTAATTTATTAATACCAGGAAATAATGTTATTGATTTAGGTGCAAGTGATGCAACAAGAGAAGTAAATGCAGGTAAAATTGGTTATAATATTTGGGACGATTCATTAAATATTGTTGGGAAAGGCAAACCTGGTGAAGCAAGAAGAACCACATTATGGGAAAATCTAAAATTAACAGGAAGTTTAACAGTAAATAATGGGTTAGGCATGATGTTTTTTGGAATGGATATGGGTGATTCTCAAGATATTCAAGTTAAATATGGTACACAAATATTTAATGCTTCGCAATGGGTATGTATGGTGGTAGGAATAAATGTTGATTGGAATAATTCAAGTCCTGGTAATATGAGATGTTATACAAGAGTTGTTGGTAGTTATTGGAATATTAGAGTAGAAATAGAAGGTCCTATTGATAATTGGAGAGTACCAATATTAGCAATACCAATTGGTTATTTTCAACTTATGGATACAAGTCTTGTTAATAATGGTGATAGATGGTAATAAATATTATAAGAAATAACCTAACCCACCTAAACCATCAGCTATTCTAAATAAATTATATTGTATACCATATCCTACAACAGAAACTGGATTTTGATAATTAATTTTATTATTAAAAGTAATTTGTAAATATGTATCATCAAGTTGTGAAAAGTTACATGTTCCTGAAGGTTGGTAATCTAATGAATTTAATGAAAATGAAAACATATAAATTCCATTTTGCGGTGTTGTAAAGTTATTAATATAATTTTGAAGTAAAGAATAATGTTCCCAACTACTTAATTCAGATCTTTGAATAGAGTTTAAAATAATTTGTACATTTTTAATTATGGATGTTTCATCTGTTGTAACTGGAAATAAAGTATAATTAAAAGCATCATTTAATGTTATATTTGATTGTAAACAACATCTCCAAAAAATAATTTTATTTGGATTTATAAAAGGAATTTTATATGAGATGTTTGTACTGTAGTAAATTTGCTCAGGAATATTTTGTACAACTGGTATTAAATATTGTTGTGTTTTATTAATAAAATTAAATCTTTCTTCATTATCTAAATAAACATAATTAACTAATAAATATGCTGTTAATAAAGATGGAATATTATATTGAAAATACGATTCATCATTAATTATTGTTGTATTAGGAGAAATATTACATTCAAATGATGTATTACTACCTAATAAAGGATAATTAATAGTATTACTTGTAGGAACAATAAAATCTCCTTTAATTTTATTATAAAATAAATATTGGTTATTAACATCATAATAAATAAATTGACCTATATTTTGATTGTTATTAACTGTTTGATAAAATAATTCATCTTTTTTAAATAGACAAAATGGTTCTACTAATTTTAAATAATTTGTTGGACTTTCTTTATAACATCTATCAAAATCATTAAATTCTACATGAATTTTAATATCATTATGAAGCATTGAAACAAGAGGTAATGATAAACCTGAATCTTGACAAAACCAAAAATTAAGTGGTATAGTTAAACTTACAGATGGTTTTCCATTTGAATAAGATGTTAATACATCAATGTTACCAATCATTGAGTTAAAGGATTTCTTTTTTGATAATGGAACAACTAATTCATACCATATATTAAGCCAATCACCAAAATTTCTTTCAACAAGTATTCCGCTAATTTCAAAATCAATATATTTTATTAGTGAAAGACCAATTTTTTTATTCCATGCAAATTTTTTAATTCCTTGTGGTAAAATACTATGATTACTAGTTATAATATCTGGTAATTGAACAAATAAATATGATTGTCCAAGTAAGTCTGCATTTTTTGATATATTAACAGTAACACGTCTGCTAAAATCAGGTATAGTTTTGAAATATTGTGCAACTGTTTCAATAGAAAAATTACTATATCTTTTATATGCAATTCTAAAATATGTTATTTCAGGTTGTGCTGATATGTAAATATTTTCTTTGCCAACTGAAACTAAAAGTAACAATCCAGCTCCCATATTATATATTACTAATAAAATGCTTTTATAAGAATTTATAATTAAAATAATTATTTTAATTATAAATAAATATTGGTTTAATTGTGGTGAGTGAAAGGTGCAGAAGTTGGAACACCAGTTGAAGATTTAGATGGACCAGATTTGTTAACAGCTTCTTGTACAACATCAGCAAGAGTTTGTAAAGCTTGAACAATGGTTTCTTGTTTTTTACTGGTTTTGGTTAGTTGGTGTTCATGAGCTTTAACAATTTCATTAAGGGTTTCTAAGTTTAATACTTTGTTTGGATCATTGTAAGCAAAAGCATCCATTAATTCAACATATTTGTTCATGATTTTAATTGTTTGCCAAAGTTTATTTTCAGTAGTTTTAAAACTAGAAAATAGTGCTTTTAATTCAAGATCATTTGAAGAATCAATTTCTTTACCATGAGCTTTAAGCATATTTTTAAGTAAGTTATATTGATTTTCTAATTCAACAGCAGTAAATTTATAATCTTCTTGAATATTATCTGCACCACCACTCATTACAAAACCAGGATTAACAGCAACAATAACTTTTGGTTGTAATGTAGCAGTAGCAGTTAAACCATATTTCATAGTATCACTTAATCTTGACATTGAAGAAACAATATTACTTCCTGAAGGTAATTTTGGTTTAAGTCCATATGAAGATAATAGTTGACCATTAAATTTAGAAGGATTGTATGGTTGGGTTTCTTCAGATTCAGCAATCTTTTCATTTAGAATATGTGGACTTCCATTGATTTTTTCAACTAGTAAGTTAAGATATAATGTTAAGTTAGTATTACTTTCTATTTGTGCATATTCTGTTAAAGCACTACTCATATCTTTTCTTAATCTTTCTAACCATGTAGTAACAGATTCAACTTTATTTAAAGATTTTTTAGCAACAGAATCAACAACATTAACTTGTTTGAAACCAAATTTTTCTAAAGTAGTTAAAGCCATTGCAGGTAACATTTGTTTTACTTCTTCTTTAATACTATTTTCATTATCACCCCAAAATGATGGATCAGCCATATAATTTCTGCATGTAGTTGGATCGGAACCATTAATGCAGTCTAATAAATAATAAGAACATGCATCTGGTTTATCTTTAGCAACATGAAATCCAGCACAGTTATCTTTTTTTTTACTTTCTTCCCAGAATTTAGCAGATCCTCTAGTTACTTCAACTAGGTTTCCAGCATCATCTTTAGTGTATAATTTAGAAGGATCTTTTGAATCTCTAAAGTATGTATCAGTATTTGAAGGTGCATCAAAACTAGCTAAAAAGGTAGATGTACTAGCAACAGGGGTAGCTTCATTTTTTGTATCTTCTAACATACCTTGAGCAGTAGCTTTATCAATTTTATAGCTAAATATAGTTTGTCCTCTATATGGGATGAGATCTGGATCAGCAGAATTTACTTTAAACCCTTCTTTATGTTTGTCTAATTCAGTCTTTATAAGATCTTTATTAAAACCATTAAATTTTTTACCATCATCTTCTGAACCAACTAATTTAGCAATTTTACTAATATTTTTAACCTTATAATATTTATTTAATATTATATTTTGTTCATTAATTTTATCTGGGTCTATTCTACGACTATTTATAGCGTCTTCTAAATCTAAAACAAAAGCTTGTAATTCAGGATCAATATCATTTTCATCAACACCACCTTTTGTTGCCCAAGTTGAACCATTACCATGTAATGTAAGTCTATGAACTGATCTATTGCGAACAGTTCTTAAAAGAATATGTAAGAATAATCTTGGTCTTTTATCATTATTTTTAAGCCCAAATAAAGAGGCTAATTCATCATACATTATGTTAATTTTTGACATTTTATTATATATTATTTTAGAAAAAAAATTCTTATATATTTTTATAAATTATTTTCTAATTAAAATCAATGGATAATAGTTTATTTATTAAAAATATTTTAATACTAATTTTTTGTGTAATTTTAATTCATATATTTCTAAATGATTTTTTAAATAGTAAAAAATGTGATAAAGAAGAATTTCAATATGTTGTTAAAAATAATGATAATTTAAAAGAAAATATTGTATTAAGTTGCAATAACAAAAAAAAAAATAATAAAACTATAGTTTATTTTTTTTATGCTGATTGGTGTGGGCATTGTAAACATTTCAAACCTATCTTTAATCAATTTAAAAAAAAAATATTTAATAATAAAAAAGTAAGAGTTATAGAAGTTAATGCTGATGATAAAAACCCAAATATTCAAGAATTATATAAAAAATATGATATTGATGGGTTTCCAACTACAATAATTGAAAAAAATAATAACTTTAAAAAATTAGTTGGTAAACAAGATATTGAAACATTATTTAATGAAGTTAGAAATGTAGAAAATTTTGATGATATAGATTTTAATACTGATAATCCAGATATTTATAATAAAAATAATGAGGTATTTAAAAATAAAAATAATAATAATGATACAATTGTTTATAACTTTAATACTACATGGTGCGGTCATTCTAAACAATTTCAACCTATATGGGATAAATTTTCTGATTTAATAAAATCATATGAAAATGTAAAAGCAGTTGATGTAAAATGTGATTTAGATGAAAATATAGATTTTTGTAATCAATTTAAAGTAACAAGTGTACCAACTATAATTATTGCTAGAAATAATGAATTAACACCTTATGAAGGTTCTAGAAATGTTGAAGGTTTATTAAATGCATTAAAAATAAATGTAAATAATAATGAATTAGATAATCAAGTAAAAATAAATAATAATGAAGATGAATTAGAAAATAAATTTATGCTTTTAGAAAATAACAATATAAAAACAAAAGTATATAACTTTAATACAGAATGGTGTAAATATTCAAGAGATTTTCAACCAGAATGGAATGGTTTTGTAAATTCTTTAAAGACATCAGATGGAATAAAAGCTATCGATGTAAAATGTGATAATGAAGAAAATAAAGAATTATGTAAAAAATATGATATACCAGGATATCCAAGTATTGTCATAGAAACAGATAATAAAACAGAAATATATAATGGTGCAAGAAATGCTCTTGCTATCAGAAAATATTTAAATTTGTAATTGATCCAGATAGTAAAAAATTGAAAAAAAAATAGTAATCAATATATAAAGTAATTATATGTTATTATTTACTATTTTTTCAACAATAATATTATCATCACTGTCTATTTTTTGGACAGTTATAATAATACCGTTTATTTTTTTTGGATATTCATTTTATAATATAAATGATCCAAATGTTATTACATGTATTTCAAAAAATATAAAACATTCAACTATAAGAGATGAAGATAATGAACCATATGGACTATTTATAGGACGTTATTATATTGGTTATAAATCACAAAGAATAAATAAAGATACACCTTGTTTATTATATTGTTTAGCAACACAACAAACATTTAAAGAATTAACGAAAAAACAATATATTGGTTCAGAAGAAAATAAAAATATTTATATTTCCTTGATAACATTAAAAGGGAATTATTATCACAGATATTCAAAAAAAAGAGATCTTGAATGTTCAAATTATATTCCAAATAAAAATCAAGAACAAGTAATTGATGAAACTATAAATTATTATAATCAAAATCATGTATGTGTTACTATGATATATGGTCTTCCTGGAACAGGAAAATCTCTAACAGCATTATTAATTGCAAAAAAATTAAAAGGTTCTTATTGTAAAACTTATGATCCAACAATTGCAGGTGATAGTTTAGAGAATATTTATGATAGAGCTCAAATAAATAAAAATAATCCATTAATTTTATTAATTGATGAATTTGATGTTATATTAGATAAAATACATAATAATAAAATAACTATGCACGCAGATATGCCCACTGAAGTATATAATAAAACAACATGGAATACATTATTGGATGACATAAATATTAAACTTTATCCATATGTTATTATAATTTTAACATCAAATTTATCAAAAGATGAAATTGATTTAAAATATGATCCATCGTATATAAGAAATAAAAGAGTTAATATATATCATAATTTATTATAAAAATTGCCAAGAGTATAAACATTTAAGAAATAATTAACAATAAAAACTAGGTATTTCTTTTTTTACTTCAGAATTATCCTTATATAATTCAAATCCATTGTTTAAATCTTCTAATGTTATTTTTTTTAATAAATCAGGTTTACCAAAAACTCTTTTGCTATGTACAATTTTAGTTTTTAGTAATAATATTTCCATATCTCTTCCATAATTTGTAAAATAAGACATTTTAGTTTTAAACCATTCTTCATTAATTTTATTGTCTTCATCTACTTTCCATCCAATATCATTTATTTTTTTAATAAAAATATACATTAATTCTTTATAAGAGTAAGAATCAATCTCAAATCTCCACACAAATCTAGAATCTAGACCCTTATTTTTACTAAAAAAATATTTATTTAATTCATTTTCATAACCTGCTATAATTACCATTAATTCATCCTTATATTCACTCAATTCATGACATAATGTATCTAAACATTCTTTTGAATAATTATCAGAATTTTCACCACCAAGTGAATAAGCTTCATCAATAAACAATACACCACCTAATGCTTGTTGTATAACTTTTTTTGTTTTAATTGCAGTTTGACCTAAATATCCAGCAATTAAATCACCTCTTGAAACTGTATGAAAATAATTATTTTTTAGTATTCCAATTTTTGAATAAATATTTCCTAAAATTTTAGCAATCAATGTTTTTCCTGTACCCGGGGGACCATAAATAACTGTGTGTTTAAAATCACTATCTTTTTTATTTTCTGTTTTGTGTAATTCTTGAATAAAATATATCAACTGATCAAATATTGAATTTTTAATTTTGTCTAATCCAATTAATTCATTTAATTCTATTAAATCATTTTTAATATTATGTAATCCTTCTAAATTGATATTATAAGTATAATTATTATCATAATCATTTTTATTTATTATATCAATAAGATCTTTAATATTTTTTGCATTTACATCAACTTCTTTATATATTTTAGGTTTTTTTGTTTTTAAATATTTGTGAAGCCGACTTTCCTTAAAATCAATGTCATTATTATCAAAATCCATATTAAAGGTATTGTATAAATTATTGTTTATATAATTTGTATTTATTTCAAACATTTTATCATTAGAAAAAATTTCTTGTTGGTGGAAATATAATGATTGATTATAATGAAACATAAATAAATCAAAATGTAAAAGTTTATTATTATAATTAAATATTGCATTATTATAATGAAAATCATATTCTTTTTTTATATTTAGCATTAAATTATAACAATTAAATTATAATTGTTTATATAATTTTTCACTTATATATTTGATTTCATTATAAAATTCAAGATCATTAAATTTATTTCTATCAATATTATAAAATCCATTTAGAGCACCAAACCATGCACCTGCAATTGCTCCTATAGAATCTGAGTCACCCATACTTAAACATGTAAAATATATTAAAGATTCCCAGCTATAAACAGGATTATTTAAATCAACTGAATAATTTGGCATAGGAACAATAGATAATAATAAAGATTCATATGCATATATAATAACATCTAATCCAGATGTTCCTATTGCTTTAAAATCAACAAAACCATTATTAACAAGTTTTTGTAATTTTTCATTATAAGGTAATAGTTCAATAGTTTTAAATTCTGATCTTATAATAGAATCTTTTTTCCTAAAAGTAATAATATCATTTAATCTTTCTTCCTTATATTTATATAAATAATAAAAATATTTTTTAATATCATTATCAATAGTATTTTTAAAATCTGTTGTATGTATATAATTTATGATTTTATTATTTTCATGAATTTCTAACAGTTTATCTAACCATATCCATGGTGGAATATTATTAATAGCAAAAGAAGTAAATAATGCAGAAATGACTCCACCTAAAAATCCTGTATAATAATTATGTGTAACTCTACTTGCAATTATTGATTCTTCTATAATTTTATCAATATTATTGGACCATTTAATTCCTATAGTAGCTGTTCTAATAGCTGCACCATTACCTCCCATTTCTTCATCATATTTTAAATATTTTATATATGATTCTTCTTTTTTTTTTTTAAATTTATAATCTAATAAAGATAATGATTTATCAGTTTGTATACCAATACCTCTTTTTGGTGTAATATTAGGATACCAATTTAAATAGTTTTTAATATAATTAATTTCACCTCCATCATCTATAATAGCTTGTGTAGTAGCTAAAAGTAATAAAGTATCATCACTTGCAATTAAGTTTTTAATAGGAAAATAATTAAATCCACCTAAAATAAAAAAATCATTTAAAAGTCTATTACTAACCATTGCTGAATCTTTATGATCATTTACAATAGCATTAAATTTAAACTCATATTGACCATTTTTAAATCCAACAGTGTCTAAATATGATGATAAAAATAAACATGCTTCTATTTTTTCTTTTAATAATATATTAGTTTCATCATTATTTTTATTTTTTTTATCCATTTCATTATGTATGTTTTTATCCATTATATTATGTATGTTTTTATCCATTATATTATGTATGTTTTTATCCATTATATTATGTGTGTTTTTTTCGTTTAAAATAAAATTTAATTTATTAATTATGAATAATGACAGAAATTACAATAAATTTTGAAACCTTAAAGTTTAATCTTTATGAAATACTAAATGTTTCAAAAGATGCATCTGAAAGTAAAATTAAAAAAGCATTTAGAAATCTTATACTAAATTTTCATCCTGATAAAAATAATGATGCAGAAGAAGATATTTATCAACATATAATAATTGCGAATCAAGTATTATCAAATAAAGAAAGTAGAAAGAAATATGATAGTTTTTTAAATATTGTTGATAAAACACATGATGATTTAAAAAAAAATTTCAATAAAAACAATAATGAACCAAAATTATCTCAAGAAGAAGCTCAAAAAAAATTTGAAAATAAAATAAATGAATTAACAAAAAAACATGGTCAAGATTTTATTGAAACTAATACAAAAGATAATTATGAAAAAATGCTTAAAGCGAGAGAATTAGCTTTAGAAATACCAAAGGAAGAAATTAAAGACATAGAAGATTTCAATAGTAAATTTCAAAATAAGGTATTAAATAAAAATTTTGGTGATCAAATAATACCAGTAACTGAAAATATGGGGTTATCAACACTTAATGTTAATGATAATTATACACATCTAGATGTAGCTTTTGATAATTTATATATTGATGGAGGCGGTGTTTCAACATCTAAGTATACTAGTTTAGATGCTGCATTTAAAATTCAATCTGTTGATTTAAATAATAGAAATAATATAAGTATTGAAGAAGCAATGAATAATTATAAGAAAGAAACAGAAAGATTAACTGATCCAAAATTAAAATTTAATAATGAGGAAAGATTTGATTCATGGTAATAAAGATTTTATTCATGGTAATAAAGATTTTATTCATGGTAATAAAGATTTTATTCATGGTAATAAAGATTTTATTCATGGTAATATAATTATATTAACTACGTAGTTTATATAATTATAAAGTAAGTTTCAAAAAAATCAAAAATATTCTAATAATTAATAATGTCAATAAAATATAAATTTGATGAATATATTGTTGCTTATGGTCATGATTATTTAATTGAAATACCTATAACTAAAGATACCAATTCAAAATATAGTTTAGATAAATATAATGATATTTTTAATATTAATAAAGATGACGGTAGTATATATATTGGATCAAAAATAGATATAGGAGTGTATGATGTTACAGTAATTAAACAAAATGATCAAACTATACTTAAAATTATTATTAAACCAAATATTACATATAAAATTACATCATTTTATAATAATGGTAAATACAACAATTTTTTACCTATAACAAATCCACAAAAATTAATTGGTGAATATAAATTTGAAGAAAATTATGAAAATATTAATATTGATAATGAAACAGGTGAAATAAGTTTTACTGATGATATTATAGCAGGTACATATAATTTAATTATAAATTCTAAAATTAAAAATATTGAACAAACATGTATAACAACATTTAATATATATCCTATTATTAAATATGAAAAAGAAAATTATTTATGTGAAAAAATAAGTTATTTTAAATCAGATATTCCCTATGTTAAACCTGATGGCGGTACATTTAAATTTAATAATGATTATACAGGTATAAATATTGATAATATAACAGGTCAAATATCAATTAACAAACCAAAAAGTGGTAGTTATAATTTAATTGTTGTTTATAAATACAATAATATATCAATAAATACTAATATATTATTGAATATAAAACCTGATATAATTTATGAAAAAGTAAGTGTTGATTATAATAATTTAATCCAATTATCAGAACCAAAAAATTCAGATTTGGGAGGTGTATATAAATTAGAAAAAAATAGTTTAAATCAAAATTTATCAATTAATACTTCAAATGGAAAAATTGAAATCAAAAATCCAATAATATCAGGTTTATATTTTGTAAAAGTATTTTATACATATAATAATTATACTTCAGAAGTTATATCAGAAATATGTATAATTCCAAATATTGGTTATGTTAATAATAAAATTGAAATTATTTTTGGTTCAAAATACCAAACTGAAAAACCTTATTCAAATGAAGAAATAACTGGAACATTTTGTTTAACTAAATATTATGAAAATATACATATCAATCCAAAAAATGGTATTATATATATAAATGAATTTTTAGACTGTAATGACTATTGTATTGATATTAATTATAATAAAAATGATGTAAATAAAATAATTCAATTTTATATTAAAGTAAAGCCATATATTAATATTAAAAATAATAAAAAACAAGAAATAAATTATTATGAAAAATTAGATAATATTATTATTGAAACAAACCCAAATGGTGGAATAATAACAAATGATTTAGATTTATCAATAGAAAATAATTTTGTAAATTTATGTAATTTTAGTAAAAAAATAGATAATTATGAATTAAAAATAAAATATGTTTATAATAACATATCAAATTATGTTATATATAAGTTTTGTATTTTACCATATATAATTTATAATACAAATAATGTAAATATATTATTTAAAGAAAATTACATATCTGATCCACCAACTATATATCCTTTTGATGGTATTTTTAGTTTAGAAACAAAAATAAATAATATTTTAATTGATGAAAAAACAGGAATTATAAGTATTAAAAGTGGATTAAGTATTGGAAATTATGATTTGATAATAAATTATAATTACAATAATATAAAAAATACAACAACTTATAATATCAAAGTAAAACCATTATTTAATATTGAAAATTGTGAATTTATTTATGAATATAATCCTTATTCTAATACAGAATATCATTATTTAGAACCATTAGATGTTTATCCAAAAGGAGGTATATATACTAGTGATATTTTTGTTATAAATAAAAATGGTGTTATATCAATCCCAAGTAATTTAGATATGGGTAATTATAATATTAACATTAAATATTCATATTTAGATATAGATACAGAATTTACATGTTATTTAAAGGTTATACCTTATAAATTAAATTGTTTATTTAAACAATACGAAAAAATTTATGATGGAACAACAGATATTTTGTTAAAATATGTGATAAATAATAATATTAAATTAAATTTAAAATATGAATCAAATTTTGACAATAAAAATGTAGGATTTGGTAAACAAATTTATATTAAAAACATTGAAGTATTAAATAATAGAAATATAATTCATGATGATATAACAATAATAGGAGTTATTAAAAGTAGAAAATTAAACATAGATTTTAAAGGAATAGAAAAAATATATAATGGTATGAATGATGCACAAGTAAAATATACAATAGAAAATATAATTGATAAGGATGAAATATTTATTGAATTATATAATTGTTATTTTGAAAATATAAATGTAGGAAAACAAAAAATAATTGTAAATAAAATTGTTTTAGGTGGTATTGATAGTAAAAATTATTATACAGAAAATATTTATGAAACATTTGCTATAATAAAACCAAAAGAAGTTTATATTAGTTTTATTAGTCCAATAGTTACATATGGAGAAAATAAAAAACTTAATTTAACAATTGATCAAATTGAAGGACTTATTGAAAATGAAAAAGTAATTATAGATTATTATGATGCATATTTTGAAAATTCTAATATTGGAGAAAACATACCAATTATTATAAAAAATATAGTTCCTTTTAAAAATAATAATTATATTTTACTTTCTAAACCACTTTTTGGTAATATTATTAAAAAAGAGATTACTCTTAATGCTAATTCAATAAATAAATATTATGATGGTACAAACATTGCTCAAATTTCTTTCAATGATTTAAACATAAAAATAATAAATTATAATGCTCATTATGAAAATAAAAATGTTGGTAATAAAAAAAAAATATATGTTACGAATATTATTTCTGATAATGATAATTATATTTTAAAAGATTTTATTATTTATGGTTCAATATTACCTTTAGAATTAAGTGTTAGATTTTTTGGCGAGAATAAAATATATGATGAAACAGATACAATTAACGGTAAATATGAATTTATAAATAAAGTCGAAGATGATGAAATTGAAATAAAAACAAAAATATCATTTAAAAATTCTAATGTAGAAAATAATAAAGATATTATTTATTCAATACCACACCTTATAGGAAAAGATTCATCAAATTATAAAATTAATAAATTAATTTTAAATAAACCACATATTTTAAAAAAAAAAATTAATATTGATTTTATTGGAATAGATAAAACATATGATAATACTACAACTGCATATGTTAAATTAAAATCAATTGATAAAAATATAAAGATAAAAAGTTATAATGCTTTATTTGAAAATAAAGATGCGGGAGAAAATAAAAAAATAATAATTAGTGATATTCAAATTATTAATGATAATTATTATTGTGAAACTACATATGCATATGCAAATATTGGAAAAAAACTATTAACACTTGTTGTTGAACCACAAAATAAAGAATATGATGGAACAAATAGTGCAAATATTAAAATAATTAATATTGTTGGAATATGTTTTAATGACAATATTTATATCTCAAATTATATTGCAGAATATAAAGATATTTATGTTGGAGTAAATAAAATTATTAATATTTCTAATATTGAATATGGAGGAATATCAAAAGATAATTATTATTGTAAAGACTTTACAATACTATCATCAATAACAAAAAAAAAATTATTATTTGATGTTTTAAACAATGAAAAATTTTTTGATGGAAATACAAATATCAATATAATATTAAAACCAATAAATATTATAGAAAATGATATTGTTAATATAAAATCTTTTTTAGCAAATTTTAATAATATAGATGTTGGTGATAATAAAGATATATATGTAAAAAATATTTTATTAGAGGGTAGTGAATCTGTTAATAATTATTTAGTTAATGATTTTATATGTCAAGGAAATATATTACCTAGTTATATTGATTTAAAATTTATGGCAAAAGATAAAATCTTTGATTATACAAATAAAGCTATTATTAATTTAATAGGTAATTATAATATTACATATGAATCTGAATATGAAGATTTTAATGTAGGTAATAATAAAAAAATTATTGTTAAAATAATAAGTGGACATATTCCAAATTATATTTTAAATAATACATATTATACATATGGATCTATATTACCAATTGAAATAACAATAATACCAATTATTAAAAATAAAATTTATGATAATACGACAAATCATATTATTACCTTTGATTTAAGTAATAATCAAGTTATAGATTATTGTGCAGAATTTGATAATCCAAATGTTGGTACAAATAAAAAATTGTTTATTAAAAATATAAAACTTAAAAATCAAAATTATTATTGTAAAGATTTTTGTGTTTTAGGAACAATTATTCCAACAAATATTAATCTTGATATTATAGTAAATAAAAAAATTTTTGATAGTACAACAAAAGCAACAATTACTAAAACACATAATATTGTAAGTTATGATGCTGAATTTGTTTCACCAAATGTCGGTATACATGATGTGAATATTAAAAATATAATAACTAATAATAAAAATATTATCATCAATGATTGTGTAATTAAATCTGAAATATTACCAAAAATTATTCCAATTAATATTATTATAAATGAAAAAGAATATGATGGCAATAAGAAAGCTACAATAAAAAAATATGATTCAAAATATGATGTTAAAATTATAAATTATGATGCTGAATTTGATAATGAAATAATAGAAAAAAATAAAAATATTTATGTTAGAAATTTACAATTAGATGATAAAAACTATGCTTGTGATAACTTAGTTTTAATTTCAAGTATTATTAAAAAAGATCTTAACATTATTTTTAAAGATACAACAAAAATTTATGATGGAACAACAAATACTACATTAGAAATTTTAAAATTAGATGGTATAGTAAATAATGAAAATGTAAAAATAAATAAATATAATTCACAATATTTAAATAAATATCCGGGAGAAGTTATACTTTTTATAAATAATATTTTATTAGAAGGTACATACTTAGATAATTATAATATTGAAAATATGAAAATTAAAACATTTATTTTTAGAAGAAAACTAAAATACATTATTCGTGTAAGTGATAAAAAATATGATGGTAATAATTATGCATTTGTAAATATAGTTTTAAATAATATAATAAATGATGAAGATGTATATATTGAAAATTTTATTGCAACATATAAAGATGAAAATATTGGTAATGACAAAGAAATTACAATAAAGAACATAATATTAGGCGGTAAAGATAAATGTAATTATGAAATTGAAAAAGAAATTATTTTATTAGGTAATATAATATGACAGAACCTTCCGAAATATTATCTAAATTAATTAAAAACCAAAAAAATGATATTCCATTAGATAAAAAACTAACTTTTACAGATTTAATAAGAATAAGTAATAATTTACCATCAGATATATTTTCTGATAATTGTTGTATATGGTTAGGTTATATAACTAATTTAAAATCAAAAAAAAATAACTGCTATGTTAGTTTTTTTTATAAAAATAAAAAAGTATCATTACATAGATTATTATTTTCAAATTATATAGGTAATATTAATGATAATGAATATATTAAATATACCTGCAATAATAAAGGAACATGTTGTACATTAAATCATATGAAAAAAGTTTTTCATGATGATACTGATGAAACAAAAAAAGATTCAGAAATAAAAGAAATAGAGAAAAAAAATATAAATATTCGTGTAAGTTTTTAATTTATATATATAAATAATATGTATAAATCAAAATCGTACTATTCAAATAAAAACTTAATTACAAATCAAAGAAGTACAAATCAAGATGATAAACAAATTATAAATTCTTTTAATAGAATTCTAGAAACAATAATTAATAAAGATCAGGGAAATTTTAATAAAGAAATTATGTTATTAAATAAAAGTCATAATAAAAACCAAAAGTTTATACCTATATTAAAAATTTTTGATATTATAAAAACCAATTTTTGTGATATGTCAATTGAAATAAATACAAATAATAATACCGATTTAAAATTAGAATATTTACAATATCTGATTTTATATGATATAAATGAAACTAATGGTGAATTTTTAGAGGATAAATTAAATTTAGCTCGTGAAATATTAAAAAATAATAACTATAAATTAAAATATTAGTCTAGATAGATAAATATGTTAAAATATTATGTTTAAATAAATATTTATTATAATTAATAATATAATGGAAAATATTTTAATTAATATTGATTCAAGATATAGAGATAAGAAAAAATATTTAAATCCTGGATTTTTTACTTATGAATTAAATGAACCATTAAAAAATATTAAATATATAAGATTATCAAGTATAGAACTACCTACTACTTTTTATACATTTTCCGAAAAATATTTTAATACTTACTTTAAAATTGTTACAGAAACTGATGTTTATGATATTAAAATAAAAGATGGAAATTATGACTCTGAAACCATTATTACTGCGATACAAAATATTTTTACAGAAATAAATGATATCAATTTTGAAATTTATTGGGATCCAATTGATTATAAAATTACTATAACATCAGATTTTAGATTTGGATTTATTTTTTCAAATGATGATACATTACAAACATTAGGTTATTTATTAGGTTACAGACAAAATGATGAAAAATATAATTACGAATTACAAAAATATAAAATAGTTAATGGTTCAATAGTATATTATTGGGTAAGTGATACATTTTTAGATACAACGAAAGAAGAATATTTATTTGTTAGAATAAATGATTATGGTGTTATTTATAATCAAACTAAAAAAAAAAATTTATTAGCAAAAGTTATTTTATTTGATTCACAATTTGTTTTTGATAATGGTGCTAATTTTTTAACAAAAAATTATGAATTTAAGCAACCAGTTAATATTAATAAATTAGAAATTGAATTAATATTACCATCTGGGTTTACTGTAGATTTGAATTTAATGGATTATTCTTTAACACTTGAATTTGGTCAAATTTATGATTCAAGACAATTTGAAAAAAATAATTTTATAGTTTAAAAATAAGGTTTTTTTCTAATTTTAGATAATGAATAATAGTTTACCAAATGGAGGTTTTCCACCAATTAAATTATGTAATAAAAATAATGAAAAAAATATAAAAGTTTCAAAAGAAAGAGAATATGCTTCAAATATTAAAAACATAAATATTAGAAAAATATTAAATAATAATATTAAAAAAAGTATTATTTTTGATGACCAAGAAGATAATAAAAATGAAGAAATTGAAGAAGTTTAACTAAAGTTTATAAACAATATGATCAATTAATTTAACAAACTCATAATCTTTCATTAAATTTTCAGGATTTAATGAATTTACTAATATTTTATTTCTAAAATTTTCATCTGATATTTTTTTTATTATATAATCACTCGATTTAAATAATTCAAAAAAATTTATTTTATCAATCTTCTTTGTATTATAATAATATATTTCATTTTTATAGTTAAAATTATATGGATTTAAATTATTTGCTATTTTAAATGCCTGTAATGATTCATCATGTTTTTTTAATTTTTTTGATGCCCAACCAACACGACCCCATGCAACTGAATTTTTATTATTGTAATTTAATGCTTTTATTCCTTTATCAAGTGCTTTATGATAATTTTCTAATTTTAAATAACATGCACTTATGTTTGAATATAATATAGAAATTAATTCATTATCTATTATATTTTCTAATAATTTATTATAAATAATTAATGCATTATAATAATTGTTATCATTAAAATAATCATTCCCTAAATTATGTAAATATTTATTTGTTGTATTATAATTATACTTTTCTAATTCTTCATAATCAGAATCCATTAATATATATGCAAAATATTATTTTAAATTTTTTTTATTGTAAAATATAATATAATGAGTTTATTAGAATTAGTTGATAATTCAAGAACTGATAAAAATACAGTACATTCATATTTAGAACTATATCAAAATTTATTGATAAATAAAAAAGATACTGCTAAAAATGTACTAGAAGTTGGAATACAAGATGGTGGAAGTATAAAATTATGGAGTGATTTTTTTATAAATGCAAATGTATATGGAATAGACATAATGAAAATTGATAAAGTTTGGAAAGGTATTAAAAATAAAAATAATATTATATTACATACATCATGTGATGCATACAATGATAACTTTTTTATTAATAATTTCTTAAATAAAAATATTAAATATGATTTAATGTTAGATGATGGACCACATACTTTAGAAAGTATGAAAAAATTTATAAAATTGTATTCCCAAATAATGACAGATGATGGTATATTAATTATAGAAGATGTTCAATCGTGGGATTGGATTGATATACTTAAAAATGAAGTTCCCGAAGATTTAAAACAATTTATAAAAATCTATGATTTAAGACCAAATAAAAATCGTTACGATGATATAGTTTTTACAATAGATAAATTTAATATACAAAAAATTGAAAATTAATTATTGTTAACATATTAATATTGATTATGATTGAAATTGAAGATCTTATTAAAAGTAAATATCAAAATGAAGAAATTAATAATTTAGTATTTGAATTTATTTCAAAAGATAGTAATAATTTAAATTATGATATAGAGTTTAAATTATTATGTAAAAAATATTCTATTGTTCCTAGTAAAAATGAAATTAGAAAAGTATATCAAAATAATTTTAGTGAAATCAAAATCAGTAATAATATGAAAAGATGGATGATTAAAAAAGTTACACGTAGTGAATCAGGTGTTTTAGTTGTTACAATTGTAACAAAACCTGGTAATAATGTAAAATTTTCTTGTCCAGAAAAGTGTGCATATTGCCCAACTGAAACTGATTTACATGGTAAACCTACACAACCAAAATCATACATATCAACTGAACCTGCAATGATGAGAGCACTACATTCTAATTTTGACATTAAAGGTCAAGTAAATGATAGATTAAAATCTTATATTAATACTGGTAATATTAAAGAGATCTAGCAAAAAAAGAAAATCGAAGTAATATTATCAGGAGGAACATGGGATGTAATGCCAAAAAGTTATAGAGATCAAGTAATAAATGAATTATATTGGTCATTTAATACTTTTGGAGAAAAAACTCCTCGTAAAATGTTAAGTATTGCAGAAGAAATAAATATTAACCAAACATCTTTATATGGTGTAATTGGATTAAGTATTGAAACCAGACCAGATTATATAACTAAAAAATCAATTTGTGATTATTTAAATTATGGAGTTACACGAGTTCAAATTGGTGTTCAACATACTGATGATAATGTGTTAAAATATATTAATAGGGGTTGTTTAACAAAACATACAATTAGAGCAATTAGATTATTAAAAATGGTTGGATTAAAAATTGTTATTCATATAATGCCTGATTTACCATCATCAACAAAAGAAAAAGATATTTTGATGTTTAAAAGACTTTTGGAGGATAGTAATTTACAATTTGATGATATTAAAATTTATCCTACTGCTGTTATAAAATCTGCTTCAGATGATTTAATAGTAAATAGTGATATCAATAAATGGTATGAAAAAGGCACTTATAAACCTTATGCTGAAGAAAATCTAAATGATTTATTTGATGTTTGTATTTATTATAAATCTAGAGTTAAACCATGGGTTAGAATTGAAAGATTAATTCGAGATATTCCTAAAAAGAGTATAACAGTTGGTTATAATAAAGTAAGTAATTTAAGACAATTAGTATTAGATAGAATGACTAAAAATGGAGAAAAATGTAATTGTATTAGATGTAGAGAAGTTAAAAATAATAATTACAAGTTTGATAATATCAAATTAGTAGTAAGGAAATATATTGCATCAGATGGTTTAGAGTTCCATATTACGTATGAAACAGAAAAATATTATTGGACATTTAGTTATGTTTTATTTTTATTTTTATATTTTGTAAATAAAATTTTATTAAACAAAATAATTTATTATGGTGGTAATGATAAATTATATGAACACTGTTTTGGATTTTTAAGATTGAGAATTGATCCAACACCTGGTGGAGATTTCGTACCAGAAATTAATAATTGTGGTATTATTCGTGAAGTACATGTTTATGGTATTTCATCAGAAGTTGGTACTAATAATGATTTATCATCACAACATAAAGGAATTGGTCAAAAACTAGTATCAACTGCTGAACAAATTATTAAAAAATATGGTTTTAATAAAGTAGCTATTATTGCAGGTATTGGTGCTAGAGAATATTATAAAAATAAATGTGGATATAATTTAAATGGAAGATATATGATTAAAAATTTTTAATCTATTTATTAAACATTAATTTTCAATATCATTTATCTAAATTTAGTAATATTATATACTTATTATTATAGATGAACTCTAAATCAAAAAACATAAAAAAAATATCAGATGACTTAAAAATAATGTCATTTAATATTTTAGCAGATGCACCAATTTGGAAAAAAAAAATATGCAAGTATAAAAAAAGAAAAATTTATTTATTGGAATTATAGAAAAAAATTAATAATTGATATCATTTCTAAATATGAACCAGATATTTGTTTATTATGTGAAGTTGAATACAGTAACATTATCTTTTTCTCTAAATTTTGTATTAAAAATAATTATGGTTATATTTATACATGGTTTTATTTTTATATATTTAATTGTTCCATCTAATATACTTTAAATGGATATTATATGATTAAGAATTTATAATTCATTTATTAAACTTTGTAAAGTTATAATTTGATCTCCAAATTTTTTGCATACCTTTCATGTTTTTTATTTGAACTTGACATATAAGACTTTTCTTTACAACGAAGAAAACTTTGGTATTCCGCATAGTTTTCAAATATTTTTTTTATATCACATATTCGAATTAGTTTAGTTGATTTATCGACATATATTGAATCTTTAGTCATGTTATATGAATCATAATCAGCCACCTTTATTTCTGATACTGTTTGAGGAATTCCTTCATATATTGAAAATACATGGAGTAATAAAATACCGTCGTCTGTTAATACTAATCGTTTAAGCTGATTAGGTTGCGTGTGTGATGAATCAGCAGATTCATAAAATTTTTCAGGAGGTGGTGTATGTGATGGAGGTTGTTGAGTAAATGCATATGCATATTTAATGTCTCTATTATAAACATAATGTCTTAATTCATGTACGGATGTTAATATTCTAATACCATATATTATAGTTTCTTCATTAGAGAGTGATTCATTGATACTTTCATAAACTACCCAACAATTACTTTGAAGTTCAATTTCTTCTACTATTTTACCGTTACGAATAATTATTATTTTATGACCTGGTTTTAACATAACTTCTTGGCCTATTTTTTTTATTGCTATCTCGAGTGCGCGTTCACTTAGTTTTCTTTGTTCTTTCTCGTATCTGCCTTGACCGTTACTAGGCTCTTGACCGTTACTACGCTCTTGACCGTTACTACGCTCTTGATTGAAACCTCGTCCTTTACTGAAGTCTCTTTTTATTACTTTCGCTTGTTCTCGTTCTATTACCATCGGTCGTTCTCGTTCTATTGCCATCGGTCGTTCTCGTTCTATTGTCATCGGTTGTTCTCGTTTTATTGCCATCGGTAGTTCTCGTTCTTGTTCTTGTTCTCTTCTCATAGCTTGTTCGTATTCTGGTTTTATTCGTCCAATTTTTTTTTGTAATATTCCATTTAAAACTCCACCTTTTAAATTAAAATATTTTTCTTTATATTTTAAATATTTTTCTCTATATGACATATATATAATAAACTATATTTTTAAATTTTATGAAATAATAAATTTGTTAAATTCAAAATTTTACTGCTTCAATAATTCTTTAGAGTATATTAAAAGATTTTTTTCATAAACTACCATAAATAAATCAATTATTGGAAATTATAGATTTATACATGGTTTTATTTTTATATATTTAATTGTTCCATCTAATATACTTTAAATGGATATTATATGATTAAGAATTTATAATTCATTTATTAAACTTTGTAAATTTTTAATTTGATTTTCGATGTCACTTATTTTACTATTTAAAAAAGATTTTACTAATTCATCAATTTCTTCGTCTAGCATTGTTAGGAATTTTCCTTTTTCATCACTATCATATGCAACAGATCTTTTAATTTCATCTTTTTGTTCAAGTAATTGAGAATATCTCTCATCTTTAGATAGTTGATCTTCTTCTAATATATATAAATATTGGGTTGCTGAATGTAGTTCTTCAAATAATCTTTGTTTTTTTTCAGTTAAACTATCTAATTCAGTTAAATTACCATTAACATTTACAAGAGGTTTAAAAGGAACAGGTGGGTTTAATGATAATTGATCTATACCATCTTCTAAGACTAACGTAAAATGTTCAAGACCATATTGTGCAATCTTAAGTCTATTATTTCCAGAACCTAATACGTCCACTATATCACCATTGAATAATACAGTACCACTTCTAGTAACAGGTACTAGTGTTATCTCTAAATCAAATAATGCACAAATTCTATCTGCAGCTGATCTAAATGATTCAGAATTAGAATCAAACATTATTTTTTCAGTAGAAAAATCTAAACCAGCTAAATTACGTAATTGTCTTAATGTAAGATTTGGATGTCCATTTTTATGCAAATAATGAAGAATAGAAATCCAAAAACATTGATTCGACATTCCTCCCATACTTCCACTATTAGGCTGTGTTCTCAACCTCTTCCCATTTTCAGGTACTTGAATTAATTTACCTTTTCCTGGAAATGTTTTAACTACTGTATTACCTCGTCCTTGATTGAAACCTCGCCCTTTACTGAAATCTCGCCCTTGACCGTTACTAGGCTCTTGACCGTTACTACGCCCTTGACCTTTACTAGGCTCTTGATTGAAACGTCGCCCTTGATTGAAACCTCGTCCTTGACCGTTACTAGGCTCTTGATTGAAACGTCGCCCTTGACCGTTACTAGGCTCTTGACCGTTACTACGCCTTTGATTGAAAAGTCGTCCTTGACTGAAATCTCTATCTTTACTACCACCTTGCATTTTTTTTAAAAGTAAATATTTTTTTTTATATTTTAAATATTTTTCCTGATAATCCATATATAATATAAGCTAAATAAAAAAAAATGATTTATATTACTTTTGTATTATTTATACAGATTATGACCATCGATAAGTAACATCAAATCATCAACACGTAATATTAAATCGTCAAATAAGCTCTGTAAAGATTTACTAGGTCTTTGTTTCACGAGTCCTGATGAATGCAGAGATCAATATTTTTATGCTTTCTAATTTGATCATGATATTTTAAATAATATGATTAATAATAATGTTAATAATGATGAAAAAAACTTTTATTCAATTAGAAATATAAAATTATTTCAATATGTTTCTTTCATACCAACTGAAAGAATTGATCAAATTTTTAGTAAGAAAAATGTAACTGGTTTATTTTTACAATTAAATAGTGAAAATAGTGGAAATTATAAATACAATGAAGATGAACTAAAGACTATATACGGTTATAATTATTTAAAAAATAATTTATGTGAACAAGTCTTATTATCTACAAATATAATAACTTATAAAATGAAGTATGATAGAATATAATCAGTTCCAATTATTATCGATACATTTTATGAAGAATCTATATCAAATGTATAATAGTATAAAAATATTAATTACTTTAATTTTCCTCTGCCAACTAAAAAAAGATATATATTTTACTAAACTTTTAATAAAATTATATAAGAATAAAATATCTAAGATATTAATATACTATTTAAAAGTTTATGGAATATAGATGTAATGATTGTAGTAAAGAATATAAATATGATGATAAATTAGGTTATTTTATAGCAGGAAATAAAAATGAAATATGTTCAGACTTGATTAATAATCGTGTAATGGATATAGAAGCGATATATGATGAACTATAAAATTTGGGGTACAGTTAATCCATTTGATTTTATGGAATCAATGAGTATTGAAGGTAAAACTGATTTTTTTGAATCGAGACCAACACAATATCAAAAAGCTTCTGTATTAAATACAAGTACAAGTGATAAAAACTTTACAACTTTAGATGAATTTTAATCTATTAATTTATGATATATTTAAAAATAATTATTATATACTATATATATGAATTTTGAACAAAAATCAGGAGGTAAAAATGTATCTAAAAAAATATCAGATGACTTAAAAATAATGTCATTTAATATTTTAGCAGATGCACCAATTTGGAAAAAAAATATGCAAGTATAAAAAAAGAAAAATTTATTTATTGGAATTATAGAAAAAAATTAATAATTGATATCATTTCTAAACATGAACCAGATATTTGTTTATTATGTGAAGTTGAATACAATAACATTCTCTTTTTCTCTAGATTTTGTATTAAAAATAATTATGGTTATATTTATACATCAATGGAACCACCCAAATCAAAAATTTCACTTGAAAAATATGTAAATTATACAAATATACAAAATCCAGGACTTTTTATACTTTTTAAACTTGATAAAGTAAAATTAATTAATAACTTAGCACCAAATTATAGTAATTATTTCTATAATCAAAGTAAGAAACATAATTGGTCGAAAGAAAAATTAGAACTTTATTTACAACCATGTGTTTCAAATATTATTTTATTTGAAAAATTAAATGATGAAAAAAGATTTTATTTTACAGGATTACATCATCCATTTATAAAAGAAAGTCCAAATGTACAGAATAAACAAATAAAATTTCTTTTACAACAAATAAATGAATTAAATAATAATTACAATTATCCAGTTATTATTGCAGGAGATTTTAATGCTGAACCAACTTATGATGTATATAAAATTATGAATACTAATAAATATAACAGTGCTTATAAAATTTTTAATGGTGTTGAAAATAAATATACAGCAAGTAGTTCTTATAGTAATAAAACTTTAACATTAGATTATATTTTTATAAATAATAAATGTGTAGTTAAAAATGTGCATAAAGTTGATGATAAATATTTTATAAATAATTATATTCCAAATGAGGAATTTCCAAGTGATCATATGTTTTTAATTGCTAATATCATTATAAAATAGTGTCTTTGAAAAATATCTCTATAATTATTTTTACTACCACAATAAATGTTTATTCTATTTTGTGACCTTGCAAAAACAGAAATTTCGGTTATGGACTTCCAGGAATTAAAAAAATATGATTTCTCTAAAATTAATTTATATTTATAATTCAGTTAAGATATATTCATAATTTAATTTAGTATTTTCACATTCTTTTAATTTAGTTTCAGTTTCTTTATATAATTTTTCTAATCCTCTTGCCATATTTGTAATATTATCTATTTCTTTTGGATCTGTTGACTGTTCTTTTAATTGTTTATAATTTAAATAATCTGATCTAAAAGATTCTAATGTGTTTTTATAACTTTTAATTTCTAATTCTAAATCTATTAAAGCAATTTTAATATTTAATTTTTGTTCATTAATATCAGATAAATTATTATAATTAATATCAACAATATTATTATCAATAACTACTGCTGGTATAAAATTACTTTCTGCTAGATTATCTACATAATTTGTAATTAATTGAAAATGATGAGTTCCAAATTGAGCAATATTAACATTATTAATACCATTACCAATTCTTTCAATTAAATTTCCGCCATATAAAACTTGACCATGACTATTAACAGGAACAATATTAATAGTTAAATTATATTTTCTTGCAATAACTTCTGCTGCTTTTCTAAATTCTTCAATTTCAGAGTCAAACATCTTATCTTCTGTGTCTCTATTTAATCCAGCATTTGTTCTAATTTCTCTAACTGTTAAATTTGGATAACCATTATTTAGTAAAAATTGATGTATTGACATCCAAAAACATTGATTAATCATTCCGTCAATACCTCCTGAATTATATTCAGTTTCAACATATATATTATTATTAGGTCTAATATATCTAGTTTCTGAAACTTTTTCAGCTGGTTTATTAGGTAAAAAAAGGGTTGGTTTCGTATTTATATTATTATTATTTACTTCTTTATAAGTTGGTTTTGTATTTATATAATTATTTACTTCTTTATAAGTTGGTTTTGTATTTATATAATTATTTACTTCTTTATAAGTTGGTTTAGTATTTATATTATTATTTACTTCTTTATAAGTTGGTTTAGTATTTATATTATTATTTACTTCTTTATAAGTTGGTTTAGTATTTATATTATTATTTACTTCTTTATAAGTTGGTTTTGTATTTATATAATTATTTACTTCTTTATAAGTTGGTGTTGTATTTATATAATTATTTACTTCTTCATATGTTGGTGTTTTATTCATATTAGTTATTTTTTTTGGAATTGGTAGTGGATAATTTGTAGTATTAGATATTTTTTCCTGAATTGGTAGTTTATTATTTGTAGATATTTTTTTTGGAATTGGTAGAGTATAATTTCCTGATCCACCAATAATTAATTCTTTTTTTAATTCTAAATACTTTTTTTTGTATTTTATATATTTTTCATAATTATTCATTAATTTATATAAATAATTAGGAAAAATTATTCTTCAACTTTATTAATATATGATGCCATTTCTTGATTAATTTTATCAACATCTAAACCTAAATCATTTTTAAAAATATTATTAATTTCATCTCTATTATCAAGTCCAGTTTCTTTTAATTTGTTAACAACATCAAATAATTTAGTAAAGTTATTTGCTTCATCGCCAGATAACATTCCAAGTAGACCTGAGTTATTAACCATATTTAACATATTACCTATAACTGGTTGTTCATTGACTTCATCAAGTTTACCTATTTCTACATTTGATGTTGAAAAATTTTCATCAATAATAACAGGTTCTAATTTTTGTTCTGATTCAGTGGTTCCACTCATTTTTAATAATGGATCAATAATATTTTTCATATTTTCCATACCAGGAACATTTGATTTTAAACTATCAATTAAACCATTAAAATCAATTTCACCATTATTAATTTTACTTTCATATTTTTTAGTTAATTCGCCAGATAAATTTAATATATTTTCCATTGTATTTTTACCTGTCATTGCATCTTCAAAGGATTTAAAGATATCATTAATCATATTATTAGTTGGTTCGTTTAATTTGTCAGTCTGGAATAAGTTTTGAATAGATTTTTTTGTTTGATCTAATTTAAATACTTTATTAATTAAACATTCTTTTAATCTATTAATTCTTTCTTCTAGTTGTTTTGAAGGTGTTGAAATATTTTCTTGGTCTAAAAATAATTTTAAGATTTTATGTAAATTTAACCATAATTTTTCTTTAACATCATCTGGTTGATTATTAAAAATTTTTTTTAATGAAAGGTGTGATCCAAATAAACTTTCAGAAATTTGATGGGTATCATTATCTTTATGTGAAAAAACTTTAATTTTTGATTTACAAAAATTATTAAAATTTGCATTTAAACTTAATGTTTTATTTAATTTTTGTATACGTATGATTCTTTGTTCTACAGTTTCATTAATAAGTGACAATATCAACTCATTATTTGGAAATATTTCATTTAAATTAATAATAAAATTATTAAATTCATTGTGTATATTTTCAGGATAAAAACTCATTTATTAACATATTATATAAAAAAATCTTTATATAAATTAGCGCATTATAAAATTAGTAATTTAGAAAATCATCATTATATAATTTTTCTATTTGTTTTTTTTTTTTGTTTTTTT